CAAAGTCATGGATTTAAAACTGGTGATAAACTTTTATATTCAAGTGATACAGGAACTACTTTACAGGTATCAAATGGCATAGGACAAACATTTAGACTATCAAATAACTCTCCAGTGTTTGCAATTAACAACGGCATTAATTTGCTTGGATTATCAACAAATCCTGTTGCAATTGGTTCAACTGGATCTGTTGCTGGTATTGGATCAACAGCTTATCAATTATTCTTTAAGGATCATGGGACAGGTGTTATTCATAGTTTGACACCACAAAGAACTGAGATTACTGGTTTTGTAGAGAAAGTCGTTGCAACAGTTGTTACTAAAGAACCTCATAAGTTACAGGCTAATGATCGTGTCAATTTATCTTTGACGCCAGGAATTACAACATCTTTCCAAGTTGAATTTGATGATACAACTCGTAGAACATTTATAAATCCAATTAATTTTGGTGCCTCTGCTGTTGATATTACTAAAGATGAAATTACAATTCCTAATCATGGATATAAGACAGGTGACAAGGTAATTTACAAATCATCAAATCCAGCAAATCCATTATTTAATAACTTTACATATTTTATAGTTAGAATTGATAATAATATAATTAAACTATCAGAGACTGTATTTAAATCCAAAAAATTAATACCAGAGTGTATTTCACTAACATCAACTGGATCTGGTCATACCATAGCTCTTATTAATCCACCATTATCATTAACTCGTGGGTATAAAGTTGGATTTGCTGTATCTGATGCATCTCTTACACAGGTCATATCAGGAAAAAGAACAAAAATATTTGATTTTGAATTATTCAGAGATGCTAACTTCACAAATCCATATTTCAATAATAAACAGGATGGTGGCTTCCAAGTTGTAGGTGTTGGAACAGTTGGTGTTTCAACAACCGCAAGAGTAGATTTATCTTTAACAGAAAATACTCCAGATGATTTATTTTATAAATTAACACCTGTTAATTTAAATGTTAATGCTCCATTCAAAAGAAATCCTATTGTTGATACTGATGTTATTAACTATTCAAGTTTAAAAATATCAGATAGTGGATACAATGGAAGTTATACAATCATTGGAATTGGAAGCACTACTTTTAAATTTGTATTACCAGACCAACCAGAAAAAGATGGATACACAAAGGATGAGGCAACCACTTTAAAGTATGATACATCTTCATTAACTGCTGTTGGTTCAATTAATGATATTAGAATCATATCAAAGGGAAGAAATTATTTAAACATTCCTGTTGTGACTTCAATCGGATCAACTCTTGGAGTTGGTGGTGTAGTTAGATTAAACAGTAATGAAACTGGTCAGTTAAGAAGATATCAAATTAAAAATATTGGATTTGATTATTCAGCAGATAAAACAATTCAACCATCTGTTCAACTACCTCAAATTTTAAGGTTAGATAGATTATCTAAAATATCAAACATTGGAATTAGTTCTGGTGGTAAGAATTATGTTCAACCACCAAACATTGTAGTTATTGATCGTGTTACTGGTTCAATTAAAAATGAAGTTATAACAGCTGTTGATATACAAGGAACATCTGTATCTGAAGTTAGAATTTTAACTAATACTAACTCTCTATATGGTACAAATCCAAGAATTATTGCCACAAATAACAATAATGGAATCAAAGTTAAAAATCTATCATTTACAAGTGGCACTAATCTTGTAACTTTAACATTAGAGGGTTCTTATGACTCAACAACTTACCCATTTACATTAGGTGATAAATTATTTGTTGAAAATATAGGTATTGGATCAACAGGTAGTGGTTATAACTCATCAGACTACAATTACGAACCATTTGTAATCACTGGTGTAAATACAAACCCAGGCGGAGGAAATGCATCTGTTTCATATAATTTAGACTCATCAGTCACAAGCCCAGGCATCTTTAGTGGCCCTTCATCATCTGGACAAGCAATACCGTTTGAAAATATAGCACAGTTTAATATTGATGTTGAAACAAATCAATTTAGTGTTGGAGAAACAGTAAGCACAGGCGATAAAGTTGGAACTGTTGTTGCATGGAACGAGAATAATAAGTATCTTAAAGTTCTATCAAATGACACTTTTAACGTTGGTGAATCTATAAATGGGGCATCTTCAAAATCAATTGCAATAATTGAACAAACAACTAAATTCAATTCTGTATTTAATATAGATTCTGATTCTGAATTTAGAAGTGGTTTCCGTAAAGAAACTGGTAAATTAAACACAGAACTGCAAAAACTAGCTGATAATGATTATTATCAAACATTCTCTTATTCATTAGAGAGTCCCATTGCATATGATACATGGAAGGATCCAGTCAATAGTCTTGGACACGTTGTTGGATTTAGAAACTTTGCCGATGTAACCGTAGTATCAACCGCATCTACCGATGATAAGAATCGTAGAAATGCCAGTGTTAGTGTATCAGATTCTCCTGTTGTAGTTGTTGCTGATTTAATAAGTGAAAATGAGTCAATGCATATGAATTATGACTTTGATCTTGTTACTGAAAATTCTAAAAATATTTCTGGTGTATTTGCATCTGATGAAATTAATTTTGGTAATCGAATCTTAACTGATTACATTGAATCAAGAACAAATAGAGCAATTACAATCGATAGTGTAAGTTCTCAGTTTAATGATCTGCCTCGTGCAACTGCGTTCTCTGATGTGTTTGGTTTTGATCTAGATGAGATTGATGGTGTTAAATTCTATGTTATGGTATTTGATACCAGATTTTCTGGAGAAAAAGAAATAATTCAAATTAACTTACTTCACGATGGATCTCTTGGATATATGATGCCTTTTGGTCGTGTTGAAACTGCAATTGATCTTGGTGAGTTTGACTTTAATGTTTCGGGATCAACTGGTAATTTAAGATATCTTCCAGCTAAATCTAAATTTAATAACTATGCTTTAAGAATATTTGCAATTGAAACATTTAAGAATTCTCAAACTGGCATCAGCACACTATCACTTGGAACAGGATATGACATTATTTCTACCTCATCTGGTATTGGATCTACAGATCCATCTCCAGTTCAAGTTGTGGGATTTGGAACTACTGCGATCACAACCTCCAAATTATTCATTCAAACACAAGAGCTTGATGGGGATCAAAGAACTCAATTAAATGAGTTAGTCGTTCTTAACGATAGTGAAGAAGTGTATCTTTTAGATTATGCACAGATGATTAATGAGAATACTTCTCAAAGTAATTCTCCAAACGTGGGTCTTGGAACATTTGGTGCAGATGTAAGATCAGGAATCACAAGTGTATATTTCACACCTACGACTGGTGTTGGTGTTACAATGAGAGTTCATCAGGTAGCAATTGGAGGAACTGCAACTGGAATCGGAAGCACAACTATATCTCTTACTGAAGTATTAACCACAACAACTAATATTGCAGCAACAGGAGCTCCACAACCAACTAGAATTAGTGGAATTAATTCTGTTACATACACTGCTTTTGATGCATTAATTGAAATACATGATACTACAAATGATCGATATGCTGTTACTCAGGTAACTGCAATTCATGATACCATCACTCCACAATTTATAGAGTTTGGTTACATGGATAACTTCTCAACTAATGTTACCAGTTTCTCTGGTATTGGAACTGTTGGTGTTGGATACTCATCTGCAACTGGTGGTGATATTGAACTTCGTTTAACTCCTCCAGCAAATACAGCAGTTACAACAAAAGTATTCCAATATAACTTTAATGAATCTGGAACTGGTGGAGTTGGTTTAGTTACATTTACAGACTCTAGATTAAAATCAGCTGAGGGATCATATACTGGAACTGAAAATGATGTTAAGTTCTCATTCAATTTAAAACATACTGGTGATTCAATCTTCCACAAAACATTTGATTCATCTGATGCTGCAGTCGTTGATGTTACAAATAATACATTTATAGTTGATAATCATTTCTTCCAAACTGGTGAAGAGTTAACATACACACCGACTGGTGCTGGTACAACAATGAGTATTGGTATTGCAGCAACTTCAATCAGTGGAATCGGTGTTACAACTAAGTTACCATCAACAGTCTTTGCAGTTAAACTTGCAGAAAATAAATTTAAACTTGCAAGAACTGCCTCTGAAGCACTTCAAAATGTTCCAAAAGTAATTGACGTTACAGCAGTTGGTGTTGGAACAACTCATTCATTTACATCTAAAAATCTTAACTCTAAGGCTCTTATCACTCTTGATAATAATATTCAAAGTCCAGTTATACAATCTCCTGTTAATACAACACTAGTATTTGATTCACCATTAACTTCAGACTTTATAACTTTAACAGGTATATCATCATTCTTCTCTGGAGATATTATTAAAATTAATGATGAATTCATGAAGGTTGATACGGTTGGTATTGGATCTACAAATCAAATTCTTGTTAAAAAGGGACAACTCAATTCTGCATTAGCGAATCATAGTGCTGGAGATACTGTTACTAAGTTCTTGGGTAACTATGAAATTGTAAGAGATACAATTAACTTTACAGATGCACCTAAAGGATCAAAAGGCCCTGCTGGATTAACAACGACATCCACATTTGTGGGTCGTGTATTTACTCATACTGGTATTCCTGGCGGATCTCAAGAAACTTACGCAAATAATTTTGTATTCGATACTTTTGAAAATCAATTTACAGGAATTGCAACCAATTTTATCTTAAAATCTGGTGGATCAGATGTAACTGGATTTGCAACAAATACAGGTGTTTTACTTCTTAATGAAATATTCCAGAATCCAAATGATGATTATAATATTGTTGAAACTGCTGGTATTACATCTGTAAGTTTCACTGGTGTTGGAGTTACAAATAGTTATGATGTAAATGTATCATCAGTTCCTAGAGGTGGTATTATTGTTTCTGTTGGTGAAACTTCATCATTTGGATATCAACCTTTAGTCGCTGCTGGTGGAACTGCAATTGTATCTGCTGCTGGAACTGTTGAATCTGTATCGATTGGTAATAGTGGATCTGGATATCGTGTCGGATTACAGACTAACATCCTTGTAAGAGCCGTTACAAGTTCTGGCATTACAACAATCGGTAAAGCAAATGTTACCGCTGGTCTAGTTACATCAGTTACAATTACGAGTGGTGGATCAGGATTTAGTTCTGCAACTCCTCCAACTCTTGAATTTGAAAAACCACTTAACTATGAGAACATGAGATTAGTGGGCAGCACCACAGGTATTGGTGCATCTGTATCAGTTCGTGTTGGAACCGCATCGAGTATAATTAGTTTCCAGATCACAAACTTTGGATATAATTATAAGATTGATGATGTTCTTAAGATAGAAGAAGGTGGTCGAGCTGGTATTCTAACTGATGCTAATAAAGTTGTTAAAGATTTTGAATTAACTGTTTTAGATGTATTCAATGATAGTTTTGCTGGATTTACATTTGGTGAATTAGAAAAATTAAATACATTTGAAGATTTATTTGACGGTACTAGAAGAACATTCCCGATTACAAAAACAATTGGTGCAGTTGAAACACCAATCACCATAAGAGCTGCAAAAGGATCTCCAATTCGTGTAGAGGATAACACTTTAATATTCTTAAATGATATTCTTCAAGTTCCATTTGAAAGTTATGTTTATAGTGGTGGATCTCAAATTACATTCTCTGAAGCACCAAAAACTGATGATAAGTTAAGAATTTACTATTATCGTGCATCTGATGATGATGTGCTTGAAGTTGATATTCTAGAAACAGTTAAGACTGGTGATAGTTTAACAATCAATAAATATCCTGATGTTGGTTTAGATGATGTATTCCAACAAGAACCAAGAACAGTTACAGGAATTACAACATCTGATACAGTAACTACAAATACTTACATCGATGCTGGAATCACAACTGTAAGAACTCTCGAAAGACCAGTCACTTGGAAGAAACAAACACAAGATGTATTCGTAAATAATATTGGAATTGGTAAGGATAGAATTGAATTAGAACCTAATATTCGACCAACTGCATACCTGATTAAGAGTGTATCTGCTGGATCTACTGAAATGTTTGTGGATACATCAGTTCCATTGTTTAATAAAGTTGATGATATTGTTGAAACTAAACAAAGTGTATTGATTCTTGATCGCACGACTAAAACTGGAGTCGCTGCAACCGCAGTAGTTTCTGGAACTAGTGGAATCACAACAGTTGTAATATCAGATGGTGGATCAGGATATACAGTTGCACCACACGTTTCAATTGGTGTAACAGCTGGTATTGGAACAATCACTGCTGGTGTCGGAACAACATCTGGAAATGCAACTGCGGTTGCAACTGTTTCTGGTGTTGGAACAATATCTGCAATCACAGTTTCATATGCTGGATTTGGATACACCAATACTAATCCACCATTAGTGTTGGTTGAACCAGAAGCCGTGACTCAAGATACCTTAACCAGTATTAAGTATGATGGTGATTTTGGTGAAATAGTTGGAATTGGAACATCAACTGTCGCTGGAATCGGAACAGCATTGCAGTTGGATTTATTCATTCCAAAAGATTCAGTTCTTCGTGATGCATCAGTTATGGGATCTGCTGTGACTGTAAGTGGTATTCAATCAGGATATTATTTCACTGTATTTGATACTAATGTAGGTAATGGTTTAACTTCTTATGAAAATGCGGTTGGAACTTCTCCAGTTGGTATTGGTACATCCTTTATAGATAATATATACAAGGTGCATAGTGCTAAAAACATAACTGGTGATGCATATGGTATTGGATCAACTGTTGGTATTAATACAACTTTAAGAAGAGTCACAGTAAGTGTCAGTTCAACTGAGGGTATTGGTATTGGAAGTGGATTCTTCGGTAGATTCTCTTGGGGTCGTTTGCATGACTTTGTTAAGAAAGGTGATAGTGCATTTACCGCTATTAATGATGATGGTATTACAGGAATCGTTACTGGCCCTGTGATCATTAGAACTAGGGATTTAAAAGAGTCCTTTACATAACATAAATAAAAACAAAAAGTATTGATAAAATGTCAGCTATTATAACTGATCAACTGCGTATATTAAACTCGGAAAATTTTGTAGCGGGTATAGCATCAACTACGAACAGTTATTATGCGTGGATTGGTCTCCCAAACCCAGCAGATTTTCAATCAGATTGGAGTGAAAATCCACCATCTCCTAAAGATTCTTTTAGTGAAGAGAATGATTATTGGGATACAATGATCGCTCTGAAAAAGTTGAATTCAGATGATATAGCAAGAGTTGTTAGAAAGATAACTTGGTCGTCAGGTACAACATATGAGATGTATCGAGATGATTATTCTCGATCAAATTTGTCACCACAAACTAGTTCAACTAATTTGTATGACACAAATTATTATGTAATGAACTCTAACTTTAGAGTTTATGTTTGTTTGCAAAATGGAACGAATCCAGAAAACACATCTGGAAGACCATCTCTTGATGAACCTTTATTTACAGATTTAGAACCAAGATCTGCTGGTGCATCTGGAGACGGATATATTTGGAAGTATCTCTTTACGATTGATCCAAATAGTATTATTAAGTTTGATTCAACAAGTTTCATACCTTTACCTCAGAATTGGTCTTCTAATAATGATGTTGCTGCGGTAAGAAATAACGCATCAACTAGTGGTCAGTTGAAAATTGTAACCATTACAAATCGTGGTGTTGGTTATGGAACTGCTGCGACTTACAATAACGTCCCAATCAAAGGTGATGGAAGTGGTGGTAGATGTTCTGTTGTTGTGAATGCTGCTGGTAAAATTGATTCAGTTGAAGTGACTAATGGTGGATCAAATTATACTTTTGGATCTGTTGGTTTAACTGATGTTGGTTTAACGAATCCATCAGGTTCTACAGATGCAGCATTTAATGTAATTGTTCCACCTCAAGATGGACATGGTGCTGATAT